CGAAAAGTCTTGACGGATGCAGTCATGGGGCCAGTGTCACCATCGCCCGCCAGAAGCCCCAACCCTATGCTGGGTCATGGCCAGAACACTTTGTTCGTATGAGTTGCGTCGATGCGCGTACTGCGACGCAAGTCACTGTCGGGGCTTGGGCCGAAGTAGGCCGAGAACTGCGCTTCTGCCTTGGCGGAGCGATTGGGGTCAAAGGCATCGGAATCGGGCCTGCTGAACGCGCGATGCAGCGCCCAATGCACCAGCTTATGGTGGTGGGCGGTGCTGATTTCAGGCTTGTCCGTGTCGTTCACCAGGGCCTTGAGGGGCACGCGGTATCCATCAATGTGCAGGACGCCAGCCACGGTAGGCGTAGCAACAAGCTGAATCGTGGTGTCGTGCTGAATTGCCCACTCCAGCCGGTCTGCGTCATCACGCCAATTCGGGCGCAGGCGCTCCAGTTCTTCGCGTGTCACCAGCTTGATAGGCTCGGATCGTGTTGCGCCAGTAGGCAAAAAGCGAAGGTGGACAATCTCAAACAGGCTCGGGTGCAGCGTATAGACCGATGTGCCAGCAGTCACTGCGATCTGGCACACGAGTGGATTGGATGCTTCCAGGAGCAGGCGGCCACGGATTGCTGCCTCTGCCACAGCCTCAGTCAGCCACCCGGCAACCCATTTATCATCAAACAGATGCGGCGTTTCCGTATCGTGTGCATCCACACGAAATTGCGCAATGAGCTGCTCAAGGTTCATGGCGCACCGAACTGGTCAATCAGCAATGTCACTTGCTGGCGCAGGCTTTCCACGCTGCGGCGCCGGTCAAGCTCTTGGCCGAAGTGGGTACGAGCGTAGGATTCCAGGGCATCCTTGCCCATGGTCTGGATGGTGATGTCCAGTTCCTGGCGCTCCACATCTTCTTTGGGCGCCTGGGGGATTTCTGGCACAGCTTGTCCGCTGAATGCAGCGGGGCGATACACCTCGGGATGATTGGCGAACATCTTGGCCGCCACATCGGAGGGAACCAATTGCACATCGCCCGTACCGTTCCAGACAATGCGCGTCCCGTAGAGCGCATCCATGTGGTAGCTGCGACGGAACACATATTCGACCGGGGTGAAACCCTCGGGAGCCGTTACGGTAGCCTGAGCCTCTTGGGCCTCAGAGCGCTTGGGTCGTGCCATGGGTTCACTCCAAAGAAAAGGGGGCAGGGGCCGAAGCCCCCGCGATCTATCAAGCTACGCCAACGTTGGTCACGTTGACCAGCACATCCGTTTGCGAAGCCTTGGCGTTGTTGGTCACGCCAGCCGTCAGGATGAGATAGGCATCCTTGGGCAGCACCACAGGGCGCACAGCGGTATTGGCAGCGGCATAGCGGCCAGCCGTGGCGATGGCGATTGCGGCGCCAAAGTAGTCATCGTCTTGGGGCACTGCGGTGCTGTCCACGCCGTCCACGTAGGCAAAGCCCAGCTTGGCGGTCATGGTGGCAGTCCAGCCGGTGCTCACAAGCACATTGGCATCGTCCAGACGCATGCCAGCAGGGATGATGCCCATGCGAACCACATCGCCCGATGCCACCGCAGAGGCGGAATCGCTGCCCACAACCGCACCAGACGAGTTCGTGGTGACAGCGTAGTGCAAGGTGGTGGAAGTGCCGTAAGGCGTGCCGGTGGACTGCTTTTCGTCCCGCAGGAAGTTTTTGGTGATGTTGGCCATTTCGTTTACTCCTATTGAATGAAGGACGGGCCGGGTTGCCCCAGCCCTGCCCTATTAGCCGCCGACGCCCAGCTTGACCACCGTGTCGATGGCAATCACGCCATGGTCGGTGATCTGCTTCTCGTTGCCGTGATCCACTTCAAAGCGAATCTTGGAGCGGCCATTGATGGCGCCCACCAGCAGCTCCAGCTTGTCGCCGTGGTCAAGTTCCTTCTCGCTCCAGAAGAACGGATTGCCGGTCTGGCGATGCTTGCCCCAGGCTTCGGCCAGCGCTTGGCCGCCCAGCAGAATGGCGCGGTCAACGGCGTAGGTCGTGCCAAACGAAGCTGGCACCAGGTCGGTCTTGGTTTCCGTCTCGCTGGTGTACGAAGCGCACCAGTTGAGAGCGTTGCCAGCGTAAAAGCGGATGGGCTTGGGCATCTTGACCAGCAGAATGCCGTTCCACAGCGCCGTATCGCCGCCCATGAACAGGGGGTGATTGCCCGCTTGCTGACCGCGCGCGATGGCGTTGGACAGGTAGGTGCGATAACCCGTGGTCTGAGTGAAGGCGGCGAACTGCTCAGGAGAGCACAGCAGCACACGCAGAGGCGCATCGGCGGCCAGCTTGTCGCCGTCGAACTCCACCGGAGGGGGAGGCAGAGGCATGCTGTCCAGATGCGAGCGCAGGGCGTCCACCACATCGGCATTGAAAAGGTCGGTGTTCGCCAGCGCGATTTCATTGCCAGCAGCGGAGATGCGCTCCAGGCCAGAGCCGGTGCTCATGAAGTGACGGTTCTTGGACGGCGCCTTCACGGCGTTGACCATGATTTCAGCGAAATCAGGATCGGAGGCCAGAGGCACGGCCCATTCCACGTTGTTGTGGAAGCCGCGAGCGCCAGCCATGTGCACCAGCGAAAGCTGATCCTGCAAGCGGTTCATGTAGCTCTCGCCCAGCGTGCGTGCCAGCTTGCGCAGCTCATGGGGAGTGCGCTGCTGGGTCATGGTGTCGCCAGCGCTGATGGGGTAGCGAGCCTGGTTGATGCGCAAGCGGTCTTGCGAGAAGCTCATGGCCTTGCCATAGCCTTCGGCATTGCGCGAACCCATGATGGGCTTGCCGCCCAGGTGGTTCACCAGGTCGAAAGTGACCTCATCGCCGGCCATCTTCTGCAAGTCCATGCAGCGCACGATGGGCATGCTGGTGCTGGACTGCTGGCGAATCTGGGACTCGGTTTGGGCTTGCGTGGGGAACTTGCCCGCCAGGCGGTTGATGGTGGTGTTGCGCTGCATGTTGGCAGCGAACAGGCCAGCAGATTGCAGCTTATTGGCAATCGGCGAGCCGTAGGGGATATTGGTAGCCATTTCGGAAACTCCTTCGGTGGGAATGGCGTCGCTTCACAGCGATGCACTCGGGGTCAAACAAGCTCAAAGAGCGCGCTCCAACAAGGCCCTGATCTGCTCCGGGGACTTGCCCATGAAGCTGTTCAGCGCGTTGCTGTCGCTCATTTCCATCAGTGCCTCGGCCTCGTCGTGGTGTGCCTTCGAGCCAGCCGGGATTTCCGATAGGCTTGTGGGCACTTGCGCCTTGGCTTTGGCAAGTGCTGCTTTCGCAGCGGCTGACACATCCGATTGCTCGGGCGTGTTTTGCTGGGCAGCTTTTCCAGTGGCTTGTTTGAACGTGTCGAAGAACTCGATCACCTCGGCGGTCGTGCCTTGTTGCAGGACGGCCTTGAAGCCAGCCCGCGCAAAGCTCGGTTGCGCCGCGATCCAGTCCGCCAGCTCCTTGCTCTCGGCGATGGAATCGGCGTCCGGGTGAGCTGCGTAGATGGCAGACATGTGCGACTGAACCGCGTCGATCTGCTGCTTTTGCTGGATGGGGCCAAGGGCTTGCGCCAAAGCGGCTTCCACACGCTCCTGCACTCGCTTTTCGATGGCCTGCTCGCGCTCTTTCAAGCGCAGCTCAACCACCTTGTCCACGCCCTGCGCAAGCGCTTCCTCGGAGAAATCCCCGAAGAAAGACGGATCGACGCCCTGTGCAATCGCCTCTTGCGCGATAGCCAGTACCTTGTCTGTCTGCGTAGGCTCCTCGCCGGCGTCTGCCCGCTGCTGTGCTTGCTGCTTGAGGGCTGCAAGCTCGGCGGCTGCGGCTTCTGCCTGTGCCTTCCAGTGCTTCTCACCTTCGCGCGCCTCGGCCAGCTTCTCGTAAGGGATGGTGTGAACACCGTCCTTTGCGAGCACCACGGCCTTTGCGGGGTCGGGGTCAGGCGTTGTCGCGCTCTCGTTCTCTGCTTCGTTCGTTGTGCCTTGCTCGCCGTCTGGCGTGGCTTTTGCGCTTTCTGTGGCAGCGGGCATGCCACCTTCCAGCAGTGCGCTGGTATCGCCCTCGGGCAGACTCATCATCTGCACCATCTGCGCATCGGTCAGTTCGCCGTTGACTGCGTGCTCTAGGAAAAACTCGCTTTGAGTCGTCATTGCGTCCCTGCCAGTTATCGGACTGGCACCAAAGGGTTTCGCATTCGACAAACCGCGCAGCCCTGGGGCCGCGCTGGTCTATCTCCAGCTTTGGGAAATGCGCCGCTTCACAGCGGTGCGGTATCGCCCGGCGCTTCACAGCGGGGGGCTTATTCACAGTGTTGCCACTCGCGCGCGAAACGCTGAACCCTATGCTGGGCGGGCATGAAAAAGCCGCCTCAGTGGGCGGCTTATGGGGCTCGCTGCGGTCAGTCTGTGCGCAGCGTTTCAATGCCTTCGTTCGCTCCTATGTCCGCGCTGGTCGGCACATCGGGCGTGGTCGGGCTTGTGTCTCCAGGCAATCCGCCTGGGTTCTCCACTGGCATGGCTTGAGCAGGTGCCGGGATATTCGGGTCCTGCCCGCCAGGATTGGGCGGCTGCCATCCTGCCTGCTGCATCACAATGTCCCCGACGGGCGCAATGGCTGGGTTCAATGCGATCTTCTCGGCGGCCTGCATCGCGGCGAAGGTGCTGGTGATGCCGGTATTCACGGCCTCCTTCACGATCTTCTCGATTTCTGCGTCGGCCTTGCGCTCCTTGATCGCCACCTCGCGCGCCTTGAGTTCGACCTGGGCCTTGACCAGAGCATCCTGCACGGCCTGCTGAATCTGCTGCTGAATCTGCTCTGGCGTCGATTGGGCGGCAGCGGCACGCACGGCTTTGACAATCTCGTCCTTGTCTGGCAGGTCCATCAGTTGCAGCATGTGGGGCAATGCAACCACCTGCATTTGCTGCGGCATGCTCTTGAAAGCCTCACTCATGGCGTTGAGCTGCTGGGCGCGGAAGCTGCTCGATGCTGGCACATCCTCAAGCGCCACCTTCAGGCGGGTGCGCTGCACATCGTTGGTGCGGTACTCGATCTGCGCCACTGGGTCGAAAGCCATGACGTTCAGTTCGATGCGTCGCTCGGGTTTGATGGCATTGCCTGGAACGATGACCGTTTCCTCGTCCTGCATGTCCTCGATGATGAGCGACAGCAAAAGCTCGCCCACCTTCGTGCGCGCCTGCTTGAAGTTGTCCATGAGCGCGGCCAGGGTCTGCGTGGCCTGCTCAATCTGCGTCTGCTCCTGCAATCCACTGGTGGCGGTGCCCTTCTGCCCCATGAAGCCAGCGGAAATGCCCGATGCGCGCTCGATACCAATGCGCGAGTCTTGCAGCATCTTGTACTGCTGCTCATTGAGCTGAAAATCCCGCGTGACCTCGTATTTCGCGCCGGGTCGTGCCATGTGGTCGGCGTCAAGGATGATGTCTGCATCCACCCGAGCACTCATCATGCGGTGCTGCGCGTCCGACATCGCCACAGCGCCCTTTGTCCGCACGGTGCGGGTGGCTCCAAGGCCCCAGCGGATTTTGGATGTGGTGGCGTTCACGTTGTCTTGCAGGTACACCATGCCACGCACCCGGCCAAACGGGATTCCGGTGCGATCTTCGCGGTGCCCCCAGAAAGGCACATAGGGAAAATCGTGGTGCTTGTACGGCGTCGGGCCGTCATGCAGCTTGTGCGGGCCAGCCCAATAGCTCACGAACATTCGCGGCATCACGGCCTTGACCGGCTTCACGGCACCCGTGGCTAGCAGCACATCATGTGCCGGGTTTTTTGCGTCGTACTCCACAACGCGGCCATCCTTGGACTTAAGCACCGTGACGTTGACCCAGCGGCGATACCACATCTCATAGAGACAAACCCGGCCCGTTTCGGTGTCGCGCCACTGCTGTTCTTCGATGCTCCATCCGCGCTCATCCAGCAGATTCATGGCAAGGCCAGTATCTCCGCCGCCGTCAAACGTCAGATCGGCGCGGTCAGTCCATCGGCCCATGACAGTGCGCAGCAGGTCGGCATGCTGTGGGAACTTCAGTATGGCCTGGTCAATATCTGTCCAGCGGCGGCGCAGCAGATAGCGCGCATCGCTCATGTCAGGCTGCACGGACAGATGATCCCAGTAAATCTCATTGCGGTGCACGGCAATGGCGCGGTACGGGAGTTTGAAGGGGTCGCTCTCGCGCGAAACCTCTACCCAGCCAACGCCTACGCACACCTGGGTGCGGAATGCTGCGGTACAGGCTGCATCTGCCTTGGATTGACGTTCGGCCTGATTGAGCTTGTAGTTCAACGCTGCGGCCACTTCCTCGCCTTCCTGCCCTGGATGATCCGCAGTCAAGCGCCAGTCTGTGCGGGTCTTTGCCTCAAGCCCCAAAACCGCCTCGATGGCCGGGCCAATCAGCGGCTCGATAGCAGGCGGCATGCCCAGTGCACGCTGGCGCTGGAGAACCTCGGCGTCCAACTGATTGCCATCCACATAGTCCATCTCCCGGTCTGCACGCGAGCGCCAGGCGGGCTGGTTCTCGATCTCGTGCAGATAGCGCGTGAACTCGTCCAGCTCCATGCCTTTGGTGTGGTCGTTTGTCATGGTCATGTCCGCCAATCAGGGGGCTCTAGTGGTTCGTCGTAGTCGTAGCGCGCCGTGTTGGGCGCTGGTATGCCGTCAACGAAAGTCATAGCCACGGCGTCGCCTTTGTCTGGGCTGCGGCCAAGGGCCTCTCTGATTTCGTCCTTGCTGCGCATCTGAATGGCGGTGAACTTGCCCATGGTCACTACCTTGTAGCGAACGGCGGTCAAGTCGCCCAAAAGCTCCTGATCGTTGGGCAGCGCAATGGGGTCTTGGTTCGTAGGGTCGAGCGCCTCACGAAGCAGCCAATACATCTCGGCCCTTCGATTGCGAAATCGCATGTTCCCCGCTTTGGATTGCGCGCTGCTGGCCTCTGAGCCATTGACGGCCAACACGTTGAGTCCAAGGCCCTTGATGAAATCCAGCGCGCTAGAGCCAATGCCGATGGAGTCCACGCAGATGCATGCGCCATCGCGCACCAGCGGAACTACAAACCCGGCTGCGGTTGGGCCGTCTTTCGTGACAGCTCCTGGAACGCTGATGACCTCATCGAACCATGCGCCATGCCTGCGGGCTACGCTGGTCTTGTCAGTGCCTCCGCGCGCAGGATCAAGGCCAAGCGCAGTCATCGTGCCCTTGCTCTCGCGCGGCTTCCAGCGGGCCATGGCCGCCTTGACCCATTCGGTCGGGATCGTCTGCCACGCAGGATCAGCAGAGCCAGCATTGAAATCCCCGCGCAGCATCTGAGAGCGCAGCGGCTCCGGGAGTGATTGCAGCGTTGCCTTGTAGCCCGTGGAAAGCAGGAAAATGTTGTCGTCCACGCTCGACGGGATGAAGGTTCGGCTCTTTGGCTTCATCCAGTCGTTGCCTACCTTGACCGGCGATCCATCAGGAACTTCCTCGTCCTCGCCCTTTTCGTTCGTCACATACCATCGCAGCTCTCCGGGCTTGGCCGGATTCGGGTGCATTGGGTCAAGCCACGCAGCCCAAAACCGCTTCACCCATTCGCCCTCTGCTGTGGTCGGCGGGTTACCAGCAGCGACAACACGCTGGCGCACGTTTGGGTTATCCGTCCGCAGCCAGCCAATCAGGGTGCGAAACTGCATCTCTGTGAAGTGGCAGATTTCATCGAATAGCTTGGCGTCGTGCGGGCGGCCCTGGTATTTCACCCAATCGCCCGGCTCCTTGACGCTGCCAAGCTCTAATACTCGCCCTTCTGGCAGTCTCCAAACGCCCGTTTGGCTGTTGTAGCCATTGCGCGATCCCAGAATCTGCGCCGTGCGCTCCTCAATGCCGATGAGCTGCACTGCCTCGCGGCGAAAGATGATGCTGTGTTCCTGCGCTGTGATGGCGAGCCCGAGAAGAATCTCGGTCTTCCCGCCACCAGCCGCGCCACCGTAAAAAACGATGTCCGCGTCGCTGTAGTACGCCGCGCGTTGCGGCCCAGGCTGCGGCTCCCATAGCGGCCTTCCATGAGCGTTCACCATGGCCTCAAGGGCGGCTCTGGCCTCCGGAGACAGCGCCTTGATCTGCTCCAGATACTCGGCGGTGGTGCTGGCCTCGATCATGCAGCGCCCGCCTTTGCCATCAGATTCGCCACGCGCAACGCCAATTCCACATCGGAGAGCTTCTTTTGGTCATCTCCGGGGGGCTTCTTGGCCGGGTCGTCGTCCAGCCCAAACGCCTCACGCTCGCCCTTGCGCACCTTCTCGTCCACATCGGCCAGCTTCTTGAGGTCGTCCACCAGAGCAGAGCGGCTCATGGCCTTGCGCAGCGCGTCGTTCGCCCGGTCAATGCCGTTGTCGTCTGGCTTGCGAACCATCTCGATCACTTCGGCCAGGTCGGGTAGCTGTGCTGCTGCTTGCTCGATCTGAGACAGCAGCGTGCGCTTAACGTCAGTGAGAGCCTGCAAGCCTTGGCGATGCCCGAGAATGACCTGTTTGTTCACCTCTGCCGCTGCGAGCACAGTTCCTGTGATTTGCGAGTGACCATCTGTGATCGCATCGGCGATTGATTCCTGCATTAGCAGGGCATTGGTTGCGGCTCTGACATGAGGCGCAAGGTCACGCGCCCACCTGCTGTGATCTATCGCCTGATCCTTGCGACGACGGCGCACAATGGCTTCTCTCGTCACGCCATGCAGCTCTGCCAGCTCCCCGTCTGTGTAGTGGGTCGTCCGGTAGTCGCGCTCTACCGCATCCCAATCCACTCGCTTGCGTCCAGACGCAGCAATGCCCGCCCCCTTCTTTCCGGTTGCGAGCTTCTGGGCTTTGTCGGGCTGCTTGCCCTTTTGGGAAGTTGCCATAGCCCGGAGTGTTCCGTGACATGGCGTTATGGTCTAACCCTATGCTGGGTCGGATGATGCCCCGAATGGCTCCAGCCCGGCAGCCAGAGCTGCGCACGCCAGCGCAACGGTGCGGCTGGGCGCGACGGGCTTGCCAGTTGTGCGGCTTTTGCCGCGCAGCCACTCTGCATACGTGGCCCGGCTCACGCCCAGGGCTTGGGCGGCGGTGTCGTAAGTGAGGCCCATGTGGGCCTGCCAGGAGCGGAGGTCGGCGGGGGTCATGCGCGGCCCGGCTGGTAGCTGTACGGCTGGCCTGCCGCATCTTCGGCAAGCAGGTCTTCGGCCACCGGGTCAGCGTCGCGCATAGGCTGCGTCTCCACGCGCCTGACCACCCAATCAGTGAGCCGCATTCCAGCGGCCCGACTTTCGCGCACCCAGCGGGCCTTTGTGGCTGCTGGGACGCGCAGGTGTATTTGGGAGTCCGTTTGCATCAGCGGTTGCGCGAAGAATTGAGGTAGCGATCTGCGTTTGCATCGCGCATCGCCTCTGCCAGATCACCTTGAGACACACCATCCACAAGCCATCCATGATGCATCCCGCAGATGCACCCACGGATGCCGCACATGTGATTGCCAAGGCGCTTTGCTTGGCCCTCACTGAGCTTGATGCCGCCGCGCGGATCGACCTTGGCGCGGAGGCTGATTTCGCTGGCGCTGTGAAAGCCCCCAGATACAGTGACGAGGACGGTATTTGCCATGATGTTGCTCCTATCAGGATGCCCGGAGCCGCCGGGGCGGTGCACTCGATTTTGTGTGCATGGCTTTATTATACGTCTCGTTTTGAAACCGCGCAAGCCTTTTTTATCAGTGCAAACCCTTATTCATGCGCGGCAGCAGCGGCCTGGCCGCAATGGGAATCAGCTCGTTCGTGTACTGCCGTCTTGGCAAACGGCCACACCATCCAGCTCGGCGACGCCAGGCAGGTCCATCTGGCTGGCGTCCAGCTTGTCGCGCAGAAGTGCGCGCATGGCCTTCAACTCGCGGCCCTGCTTCTCCACCTTCGCGGCAAGCTCGATGGCGAGGAACAGGTGGGATCGCGTTGTCTCGATCACACGGGCGTCCTCCGCGAACCCGCCCAAGGCCCTGGCGGCGCGGCGGGCTTCGGTGGGCGTCAGCTTGAGAAGATCATCGCCAAGCTCCAGCTTTACCCAGCCCGTGGAAAGCATCGTGCAGGACAGCTCCCGCGGCTCCGGCCATGTCTCGACCAGCTCATAGATGCCACGCAGCAGGCGCTTGAGCTTGCCATCGTCCACCAGGGCGCGAAGGCGGTCATCAACGATGCCCATCTTCAAGCCCGTGAGTTCCGCCACTGTCTCGCGCGTGGCGATTTGATCCAGCTCGCGCAAGTCACGCACGGCGTCAAACACCCGCTGGGTGCTCGTGATGGACTTCGCCGCAGCCTGCTCGGCCGCCATGGGTTGCTGCTGGGTAGGTTGGGTCATGCTGCCTCGGTGGTGCTGGTGCTGGTGGTGAACTTGGGTACGCCCGCGGGCCACAGGCCTAGGGCGTTGAGTCGGTTGCGGGTCTGCTCAGCCAGGGCGCGGCCAAGGTCTGCATGGGCGTCCCGGCCGCCGGGCACAAGCCGGTACTGGTCGAAAGCGACGTGGCACCCTTCGATGCCTGGGCGAGAGCAGCACAGGGGCATGGCGCGGCGGTCGTCCACCTTGAGGCGGGCGCCCTTGCCATCGTTTTCGTGGGCATGCTGGCTGTAGCCCTCGATGCCGCAGTAGGCGCATGGCAAGCTGGCCACCGCGCGGCGGTATGCCTCACTGCGCACCGGTGCGGCCTTCGCCACCTGGGCGGCTGGTGCGCTGGCCACGGGCTCGGGCGCGCGGAAGGCGCCAGGCGTCACGGCTGGCACGGTGCGCAGGCGGTCTGGGTCGCTGTTCTGCGCTTGAGGTGCTCGGCTCTTGAAGCCGGTGCGCTTCATGGGGGCGCTGCGGGTCAGCATGCCCCCTCCTTGCTTGCCAGTTTCAGCGCCGATGCCATGGCGCGCTCTGCCCTTGCCATCTCTCGTATGGCGTTGTTTAGCTCTGCTGCCCGGCACTCCAGCATGGCTTTAATCGCCTCCCCCTTCGTGGCTGTCACACTCACGATGTCCGGCGGAAAGCTGCCGAAACTGATGATGTCGTTGCCAATTTTTCGGGTCGTTATGCGGTTGTGGAATCGGTTTACAACCCACACACGGGTGTCTTTTGTCGCTCCCGTCGGCACAGTGATTCCAGTTAGCATGAGGCGTTCTCCTTTGATCAACGGGCGCGGCTCGGACTTGGTAGCGAGTGTTTTTTCCATGGTGTAAACCCCTCCAACATCTGCATGCGCGCGTGGCTTGAATCCGGTGCGGCGCATCATGTGAGCACCTCGCCTGTCTCTGCATCCACCCACTGCCTGGCCTCGCGCAGCTCCACACCATGCTCTGCGCACCAGGCCCCTATGAAATCGCACAGCTCGACGCACTCACCGCGCGTGAGCTGGCTGGTCCTGCGAAAAACGATGTCCACCCCGTGCCCGTCCAGCGCAGGCAGCAGTTCGACATGCTCACGGCGCGCACGGCACCATGCGGCCACAAGCAGGCGCTTCCATGTGTCCACGTCCCGGCGCCGCCCGGCCCACTCCACCTGGGCCGCGATGTCGCCAAGCATTGCATGCAGCAGGCGGTTTTGCCTGTCGCTGCGCGTCTCTGGCTTGATCTCCAACACCAGGCGCTGGCCACCCCCAAGGAGCCAGCCCTTGGCATGCGCCCATGCCTGCTGGATGGCCTGGTGGGCCTGCTGGGCGTTGTAGAGGCGCAGGACGAGGCGG